AGTGGATAATAAAGATAGCGGAGCTAAGCCAACAGAAGGTACAGCAGAAGCTAAATAAGAAATACGGGGGGTGTTTTGAGTAAATCATCCCCCCTATTTTGATAAGAGTGGTACGCATCTGTTCTTATATATCAAGGAAATAAGAACGCTTTGTAAAAGCGCGAAAAATGAGAAATATGATAAATGTGATACTAGGATTAATAATAATAATAATAATAGAAAATATAGAAATATGAGTGTATTAGGAATAGGATTAGGGATGATGCAAGGACATCAGAACGAAAGAAGAAATTATAGAAATGAAAGAAATTTGGCAAATCAGCAATATGGGAATCAACGAATGTTGAATCAACAAGGGCATGATTTACAAATGGATATGTGGAATAAAACAAATTATGGAGCACAAGTAGGACATATGAAGGATGCAGGATTAAACCCAGCGTTAATGTATGGAAGTGCGGGACAAGGTGGAACAACTGGAAGTCAAGGTGGTGGAAGTGCAAGTAAAGGCAGTAGCCAAATGAATAAAGGTGTAGACCCGAATGCGATGCTACTAAAAGCACAAATAGAAGGAATAAAAGCAAAAGCAAATAGTGATAATGCAAGTGCAGAAGCATCAAGAGGATATCAAGCAGATGAATCAGGGTCAAGAACAAATGTAAATAAACAGGGTGTAATAGAAAGTATTGCAAGAACAAGTAATATAAATGAAGATAGTAAATTGAAAGCACAGAAGAAATTGGAATCAATATCACAAGAAGAGTTAAATAATACAAAACAAGGATTAGAACAATTAAAATTAGATAAAGGATTAACAGGAAATGCGTTAATAGATGGATTTAAGACATTGGGATTAGACCCAATAGGAAATGAAGAAGATATGTATATAGCGAGAGGAATGGTAGCATTATGGTTAGGTAAAGACTATGTAAAAATGCTAACAGGAGCAGGTAGAAAATTTAAACAAATGTAAGATGTGTTTGTATCCAAGATTGATACGAAACAGGAAGTACACTAAGAACAAAAAAAATGGGGGGGTCATCCCCCCTATTAGTGATAAAAGAGTGTTAATGGTGCCTGTAGGGTGTGGGAAATGTATAGAGTGCAAAAAGCAAAAAGCCAGAAACTGGCAAGTAAGACTGCAAGAAGATATTCGCGTTAACAAAAATGCTAAGTTTGTAACTTACACATTTTCGGAACACGAGTTGCAAAAATTAGATAACGAAATAAAAGGATTAAGTGGATATGATAGAGATAATGAAATATGCAGATTAGCAGTAAGAAGATATACGGAAAGATGGAGAAAAAAATATGGAAGAACGTTGAGACATTGGTTAGTGACAGAATTGGGACACCAGAACACAGAAAGAGTGCATATGCATGGTATTGTGTGGACAGACGAAGTGAAGGATATAAAAGAGATATGGAAATATGGAAATATATGGATTGGGGAATATGTGAGTGCGAAAACGATAAATTATATCGTGAAGTATGTGAACAAGGTAGATGAAAGTCATAAGACGTATAATAGTAAGATATTTACGAGTCAAGGTATAGGAAGTGAATATGTAAATAGACGAGATAGTGAGCGTAATAAGTATAAGAAGGAGAAAACGATAGAAACGTATAAAACACGCGAGGGTGTAGAGTTAGCTCTACCAGTGTATTATAGAAACAAAATCTATAACGAAGAGCAAAGAGAAGCTCTCTGGTTAGAAAAATTAGATAAGGAAGAGCGATATGTGTGTGGTGTGAAAGTGGATATAAGTAAAGGTGAAGAAGAGTATTATAAGCTATTAGAAATGATGAGACAAAAGAATAAAAGATTAGGATATGGTGATGATGCAAAAAATTGGGAGCTTAAAAGATATGAAAATGAAAGGCGTAACTTAAAAAAGTTAGAAAGATTGGAAAAGCTATATGGGGTAGGGCAGGAAAAAGTTGCGTAATTAAAAAAAAGTAGTATATTAGTAAAATAAAACGAGGAAACAGGGGAAATCGTAATAAAAGTGTCAGCCCTATAAATCGGGACAGTGTAAAATGGGGCACCGAGGAACCCTGTGTAACCTCAAAAAAAACCAAAAGTTTACCAGGTGACGTAACCTGTTAAACATAGTATAAATTATAGGACAAATAAAAAATGTTACAATTTGTAACAGATATTTGTAACCTATATAATATTAAGTAAGATGGGATACAATCGAGAACAGTACAATCATTTAATCAAATCAAGAAAAGAAGAAAGGAGGTATAACTATGAAGAGCCTCTATGGAAAACTGAATCTATGTATGTAGATTCGGCAACAGGAGAAATCATTCTAAAAAGAAGATTAGAAAACGGAGAATACGTAAAAATAAAATCAACAACTAAATACAGTAAAGATGGAAAAATCAAAATTAAAACAATTACAACCGAATGCGAAGAAAGTAAACAACAAAGACTCTGGAGATGGTAATCAAACAATTACTAGAAAGGAAATAAAAGATAGTCCTTTTCATGTAATAACAATAGACGGAGAAAGCTTCGGTGTGATGGGAGATTATAGACTGACGGAAAAATCAGCAGATGAAAGAGAAGTAATCGAAGAATTAGAAAAAATTACGTGGAACAGAATAGTACAAGTAGTAATGCTATTAGAAGAAGTAAGAACAAAAATTAATAATAAAATAAAAGAACAAGTATGAAAACAGAAATAGGCGGAGATAGATTAGGCTCCGGAAATAAACAAGAAGTAAGTCTAAGAAATTATGAAAGATCGAGTCACGATCTAGGATATATATGGAGAAGTAGTATGGCAAGTGGAACGTTAGTACCGTTCCTTAGTGAAGTAGGGCTACCAGGAGATAGCTTTGATATAGACTTAGACGTAGATGTAAAAACGTTACCAACAGTAGGACCGTTATTTGGAAGTTATAAAGTGCAGTTAGACGTGTTTCAATGTCCAGTAAGATTATACAATGGAAAATTACATATGAATATGCTAAATATAGGTATGGATATGAGTCAAATACTATTACCACAAATTCAACAAATAGCAAAATATGAAGTAAATGAGGGAGATAATTCACAAATAAACAGTAGTAGTATATATAGTTATCTAAACCAAAGAGGGTTAGGAAGAACACCAGGAGGAGGAGAAGGAGCAGTAGTAAGATATTTTAATGCAATACCCTATCTGGGATATTGGGATATATATAAAAATTACTATGCGAATAAACAAGAAGAAAGAGGATTTGTAGTACATGCAGAAGATAGTAATGCATTTAAAGTATTAAGTGCAGATGTAATAACAACAAATAGTCAAGGAACATTAACAGGACTAAGTCCATATAGTGTAGAAGGAGCAGGATATGCAACAGTAGATACGAGTTTAACAACGGCGTATGCAGTAGAATTAGTCGTATATGTAAAAAGTGGAGATGTAGTAGAAGGATTACCATTAGCAGAAAATGTAAAAGTAAAAATAGGAGGTGGTGTAGAAACATTTGCAATAGATGAGTTTGATGAAAATACGGTAGGTGGAAATATAAATGGAAGTTATGCAATAACATTTAGAAGATATAATGGAGTAAGAGCAGCTTCACAAAGCTGGCAAGTAGCACAAACAGAAGTATTAAATGATATACCAGATGGACAAGGATTACCACAATTAGTGGAATTTCCGTTAGATAATATAGATGATATGAGAATGGATATATTAGAAGCAGTAAGAGATACGACGGCGTTTGTAATAGATAAAAATAGTGCAAGTCCATACGGATTAGGACTAGGGTATGCAGGATTAGAAACAGAAAATAAATTTTACAAATTAGCAAGTCAAGAAGGATTAGGAATAAAAACATATCAAAGTGATTTATTCAATAACTGGATAAGTACAGAATGGATTGATGGAAGTAATGGAATTAATGAGGTAACGGCAGTAAGTACAGCGGGTGATGAGTTTACGATAGATAGTTTAAACTTAGCAAATAAAGTGTACAATATGTTAAATAGAATTGCGATAAGTGGTGGAAGTTATGATGACTGGTTAGATGCAGTATATACGCATGAAAGAGCAAAAAGTTGTGAAAACCCTATTTATCATGGAAGTTTGATAAAAGAACTAGGATTCGAAGAGGTAGTAAGTTTAAGTGATGTAAACGATGTAAATGGAGAAGCGCAACCGTTAGGAACATTAGCGGGACGTGGAAGATTGACTGGAAAAAATAAAGGAGGTAAAATTAAAATTAAAGTAGATGAGCCGAGTTATATAATCGGGTTAGTAAGCTTAACGCCAAGAATAGACTATAGTCAAGGGAACAAATGGGATACAAATCTAAAAACAATGAATGATTTGCATAAACCAGCGTTAGACGCAATAGGATATCAAGACTTAATCACAGACCAAATGGCTTGGTTTGATACATCTACAGACACAAGCGGAGTAGTAACATATAACACAGCAGGTAAACAACCAGCTTGGATTAACTATATGACAAATGTAAATCAAACAAGAGGAAACTTTGCAGTAGAAGGAGATAGTATGTTTATGACATTAAACAGAAGATATGAACAGGGAAGTAGTGGAATCGAAGATTTAACAACGTATGTAGACCCAAGCAAGTATAATGAAATATTTGCGCAAACAGATAAAAGTGCACAAAATTTCTGGGTACAGATAAGTAATAAGATACTAGCTAGAAGAAAAATGAGTGCGAAAGTAATACCTAACCTATAAAGAAAAAGATATGTATAAATATAGAAAACCGAGTAAAAGTACTTTAACAAGTGTAGAATGTGTTGAAGGTGAACCAATAGAACACAAGATTGAGAGAATTGTGAGTAACAAAGAGCCAATAAGTGATGGGGCGCCAGAGATATTTACGGAACGTAAAGAAGGTGTAAAAAGTGCATATAATATCCGAACGGATAGATGGGAAATTGCGACAGACGCAATGAGTAAGGTAGAAGGAAGTATCCAAGCCAAACGTGATGCTAAAGGCAAAATAACTAAGAGTAAAGATGAGCCAAAAGTAGTACAGTTAAAAGTGGATAATAAAGATAGCGGAGCTAAGCCAACAGAAGGTACAGCAGAAGCTAAATAAGAAATATGGGGGAGTTCAGAAGTCTGGGTCCCCCCTATTTTGATAAGAGTGGTACGCATCTGTTCTTATATATCAAGGAAATAAGGTCGCTTTAAAAAAGCGCGAAAAAAGAGAAATATGATAAATGTGATACTAGGATTAATAATAATAATAATAATAGAAAATATAGAAATATGAGTTTACTGGGAATAGGAACAACGATAGCTGGAGCAGCATACAATGAGTATGGAAATCAAAGGCAAAATAGACAAGATAGAACAAATGCAATGATGCAATATCAAAATCAACGAAAGTTGAATCAACAAGGAAATAGATTGCAAATGGATATGTGGAATAAAACAAATTATGGAGCACAAGTGGACCATATGAAAGAAGCTGGATTAAATCCAGCATTAATGTATGGAAGTGCAGGGCAAGGTGGAACAACAGGAAGTCAAGGTGGTGGAAGTGCAACAAAAGCACAAGCGCCAAAAGCGCCAGTAATGGATATGAGTAATATGTTACTAGATGCACAAATTAAAGCAATGGAAGCTAAAGCAAATAGTGATAATGCAAATGCAGAAGCAACAAGAGGATACCAAGCAAAAGAATCAGGTGCAAGAACAACTGAGTCAGGTGCAAGAACAAGAGGAATAGAAGAAAGTATTAATAAAACAATAGCAGAAGTAGATAACTTATCGCAGGCGAAAAAGAATATGATAGCGTCAGAAAAATTAACAGTGACGCAAAATGAAAAAGAAGAAATCAATAGAGATATAGCAAAACAAAATAGAAAATTCTATGAAAATAATGATTTATCAGAAGGTGATTATGGATTGATAAAAGCATTAAAAAGAGCTGGAGTCGATTTGTATAGAGCAATACAATTCGTAATATACTCGACACCAGAAGAAGCAAAAGAAGTAATAGAGTTCAAAAAAGGATTAGACCAGTAAAGATGTGTTTGTATCCAAGATTGATACGAAACAGGAAGTACACTAAAAATAAGAAAAATGGGGGGGTCATCCCCCCTATTAGTGATAAGAGAGTGTTAATGGTGCCTGTAGGGTGTGGGAAATGTATAGAGTGCAAAAAGCAGAAAGCCAGAAACTGGCAAGTAAGACTGCAAGAAGATATTCGCGTTAACAAAAATGCTAAGTTTGTAACTTACACATTTTCGGAACACGAGTTACAAAAATTAGATAACGAGATAAAAGGATTAAGTGGATATGATAGAGATAATGAAATATGCAGATTAGCAGTAAGAAGATATACGGAAAGATGGAGAAAAAAATATGGAAGAACGTTGAGACATTGGTTAGTGACAGAATTGGGAC